CGTCTGCCCTTTTGCCGTGGTCATGCCGTTGACCCAGACTCTGATCCCAGCGGATTCCAGCACTTCCAGACGCTTTTCCAGATCGGCGAGGATCGCCGCAACATCAATCTGCTTCTCATCCTTGGCATATTCTGCCGCCATGCTGAGAAGCTCAGGCACATCTGCCTCATCCAGCTTGCCCATTGCAAACAGCTTGTAAATGCGCTCTTCCATGTCGGAGAGCTTGTAGTTGCCAGTGCGGATAATTCCTTCAAGAAATTCTTTCATGATTCAGTTCCTCCTTATGAATTGAGAGCGTTGGCTATTGCCTGAGTGATCTTGTTGTCGATGTAGAGGCGAGTATCACAAGGGTAAGTCACCTCTACGTCTCCCGTATCGGCCCAGATGTTGTTTGTGCCGTACAAGGTTGAGAGAATGCCGCTGACCTGTTCGGCGGTAAGCTGGAAGGTGGTAGGAGTGGCGAGAGGATAAACGAAGGTAAATGTATCTGTATCTTCAACTGTTAACGGAACAAACGCACGGATATAACCTGTCCCGGAAATATAGAAACATGAACTGGTAGCAATCGTATTGTATTTCAGCTTATCGCTTATTGTAATAGCTCTATTATCTAAGTTAACAGGAATATTCGCAATGCGCCCTTCTATGTAATCTGTTTGTGTTATCTTATTTGTAAATTCACTCCACGCTTTGGTTATTATCCCCCTGTCCACCACCAGCGTTCCCGTCCTATCGGGGTTGAGCGTGAGAATGCCACCGTAGACCGTCCCGGCTTCGTCTTCCCAGTTGACGGAGATTTGGTTGCCGGTGTATGGGGTGTATGCATGGGGTGTGCTTCCATATTCAATTTGCCGATGCGTTACATTAAAAATATTAGGCGTAACTGGTGTTGGATACACTGAAAATTCTTCAAAGTATCTAAAGAATACAGCCGCAGAAGGGACAGACACTTCAAAGGGGGCGTTTCTATCATTTACATGTTGTCTGGATATATACGTTTTATTATCATCATAAAAAGCAATTCCAGCAAATCCGAATGTGTAGTTGGTGCTTCCCTTCTCTATGCCGTACACATAAAGTTTATCACTGTTTACTTTTATATATCCACTTGAAATGCGGGTCGGGTCGTTTAAATATTCACCATTGGCAGTTATTGTATAATTTCCGTAATCTGGGTCATTCGGATTAAGCAGATTCTTCCCCGCCTGCTCAATCTCCGCACCCGTGTGACCGCTGATCGGGCAGATGTTTTCGTAAGGAACAAAGTCAGTTGCGGTAGAGCCTTCTTCGACTTGCGCATACGTCCAAGTAATTGTAGTTCCAGCATTGTTGTACCTCATAAACACGACATAGCCATCATGTTCCGAAGTAAAACTTGGATTCGCTTGACCATTCTGTAAAACCTTGTTCGAATTCAGAATGTCATCGAGGCTTGCATAAACACCATAGTAAATATTCGACTCTGCTCCGGTCGCGTCACTCGATATAGCGTATGTTTTTCCGCTTTTAACCGGCGCGTAAAAACAAACTCCACTGAATGCGTTCTGATTGGCATATGGTGATGTAATTGACGTCCTGGTATACAAAGTTGGAATATTATTTGAAATAGATCCGGCGTAACCAATACCATTACAAAGATTCTTGTTTCCGCCCGCAGGCCACGGAGCATCATACCCATGCAAATCCTGCACAGGCTCGATCTGAGCCACGAGCTTCTTGATGGGCATCGAGTCCGCTCCATCGGAAAAGCTTGCGATTGCTCCGCTGGCCGTCTCCAAGATCACAGGAGCTTTGGTGTCGAGGCCGGTCGTTTCGTCATTTAATTGGCGATTCAAAGCACTCAGCTTTGCCCCGACAGTGCCCTCGTTATACTCCTCCGAACTGTTAAACCCGACGTCACCGGCGTTCAGCTGGACCGCTCCGGTCTTGCCGGCGACCGACGTCACCGGCGCCGTCTGCAGTGCCGTGTCCGCCTTGCCGAGTGACGCCTGCACATCGCTTGCGAGGTCCGTCTTCGGAATCCCGCTTGCCGGTTTGCTGTACGTCCCGAGCCCCAGATCATCCGCGCTCTGGTTTCCGTCGAGCGTGTGGCCGTTGATCTGCGGCTTGTTGCTCAGCTGGGTATAGTCGCTCGTTCCGCTGCCTCCGCCCGGCTCGCCCTTCTCGCCCTGCGGAATGCCGAGATTCAGGACCGGCTGCGCCGGCGTTCCGGTGATTGTTGCCTCGGCCGGCGACTCCGGCGGCAGAGTCGTGACGGTCCCGATCCGGAAGTTCGGCGTCGTGCCGTCCTGTCCGGGTGTTCCCGGGTTGCCCTTTTCTCCCTTCGGGAGCCCGAAGTTCAGCGTGACGGCGCCAGTCTCCGGATCCACGGTCTTCTCCACGCTTGCCGGTGATCCTTCCGCCAGCGTCTCGGCCTCGACGTTCATGTCCTGGATCGCTTCCGCTGCGGCCTCGGCCTTCGCTGCGCCCGCCTCCAGTGCGGCGATCGCCTGGTCGAGCGCGTCCTCCTGCTCCGGATCCGGCGTGGTCGTCTCCGGCGGCTTCCTGGGCGTGATGTGGATCGTCACCCAGTACTCAGTCTCCCGGCTGTCGGTTGCGCCGTGCAGGACGATGCAGGCCGTGATCGGCGCTGAGCGCTGCAGCAGCTCGTTCGGGACCTGCACGCCGGACGCGTTGCCGATCATCGGGATCGCGTTCCGGGTGTACACGGTCGAGAACTCGACCTGATAGGCGTCCGGCAGATCCACGCCGGAGATCTGCAGAACCTGTCCCTTGTCCCACTGCGCCAGAGACGGGGACGCGGTTGCGGTGTTGCAGCCTTCGCCGAACACCGCCGTGGTCACATTCGTAGCCATATGTTTCCCTCCTTAATTATTGCGGATAAAGCGGTCCGAGGACGATGTAAGTCCCGTTCATTTTGAGGACCAGCACCCTGTTTCCTGTCCTGACGGTGTAGATCCTCTTGTAGGGCTTTTCCATGGGGGCGGACTCGCCGTCGAGCTGAATCAGAATCCCCGAATTTGTAACTGCTGTCACTGTTGCAAGGTAAAAATCGCAGGCGTTTGTCCCTGCGGAGCTTTCATGAGACGTCAAGATTCAACACCACCCTTTCAAGCGTGTGCGTCATGGGCCCGCCGGCTGTCAGCTGGGCGCTCCAGGACTTCTCGACACAGATCCCGTCTATTCCCTCAGCAGAGAGAGCAACAGCTTCGTCGACGCCGAACCCGGGCAGCAGATCTGTCTGGACGGTGATGACCTCGCCGCTGATCATGCTGGCGCTCAGCAGGTTGTTGGCATAGGTCTGCAGCGCGGACTGCGACGCGATGTTCTGCACGTTCTCAACACGGACAATCTCGCGGCCTCGCCGGGAGATCGACAGGGGGGACTGGGGGTTTCTGTTCTCGGCTGTGGCCCTCATGGCCGCGCCTTTGTCCGCGTTGGAGCAGATGCAGACGAAGACGTTCGGCGCGGAGTAAAAATCGTTCACCCGCGTAACCTGCGGAGCGATCTGGATCTCGTGTGCTTCTCGGGCGTTGCGTGGATCCGGTTTTTTATCGGTGAAGCTGTGCTTGATGTTCTGTGAGGTCGGGATCATCTTGGGCTCGAGGACGGCTGTCCCTTCCGCGTTGAACCAGAGCTGTTTATAATTGATTTCCGACAGCAGCTGATTGACGATCGTCAGGTAGCTGGTCCCGGCCTGCCAGTCTTCCCTGTTTTCTGGGAGGACGGCGTCCGACTCCGATCGAAGTACGTGCGGGATCCCGGCTGCGCTGATCAGACTCTCGATCGCGTCGAGGTAGAGCGTGCCGGCTGCGATGTAATGGCTGGCTTTTAATTTGGTGTCTCTCAGTCTCCAGCATCGGTCGAACGCCTGGATCGTGATGGTGTCCGCGGTGTCCGTTTTGTTCTTTGTGACCGAGCACGGCATCAGGATCCCGAGGCTGTGCTCCGCACCGTCGGAGGTCAGCACGGGCTTGATCTCATCCGAAGCCCAGTCTGCCTGGATGGGCCTGCCTCGGGTGTCGATTGCCTCAGCGAGAAACTCGCCCTGCATGGACATTTTGATCTCTCCGCTCCGGTCCATGGTCAGCACCGGAGCAGAACCCGCGGGGAACAGTTCCCCGCAGGTGATGCCGTTCCGCAGGAGCAGGTACCGGATGACCTCATGATCTCTCATCGGCAAAATCCTCCCATTCGATCTGCTGCACGTTGATGACGTAGCTCACCCAGGCCCACCGGGAAGCGGACTTGGTCCAGGCGGTCATTGTGCCGACGATGACGGGATCGGCGTCGTGCTTGATGATCACCGGCGTCCCGAGCATGGATTCAAAGACGCGGATTTCTTCTTCCTGGTCAAGCTTGAACGCGGCGGAGAATGTGATCTGCGTGTTGAGATACCCGTTCGTAAAACCATGGGGGAACTTATCACCGGAATAGTGATAGAAGGCGCTGACGGAACTCGCTTCGATCTGCAGCACCCGTTCCTGTTCGGTGGAGTATTTGATCTCCAGCCAGCTGCCCGGCTGGTCCGCTGCGGAGATGAACGTCCCGTATCCGATCGTCCCGACGGTGATCTCCTGGCTGATGCAGTAGTTCCCGTCCGGCAGCCGATTGAGGACCTGATAGCTGTGCTCGCCGTTTGCGAGCCGGTCGGCGAAGGTGTAGGCGTCGGTCCTGGCGATGAATTCTCCGTCCCGGTAGACGTAAAAGTCGCCAGTCTCTGCGTCGGTCTCCCAGCTGAGGCTGGCATCGACAGAGGCTTCACCGGAGAGGTAGACGCCGTACGGGGATTCGTTTGCAATGACGACGGTTGTGCTGCTCCAGTCGGACCAGAGGTAATAGGTGCCGGCCACCCGGACGCGGATCGTGTGTTCTCCGTCATCAAGATAGGCAGGAGGGGAGAATTCCTTGTCGTCGCCGAAGTAGACGCCGTAGACGGTCCCGTCGATGTCGACCTCAAAGGCCTGCTGCCCGTCGGACTGCCAGCTGATCGTCGTGAACGGGACGGCCGTCGCGGAAACCAGCGGCGCTTCCGGCGCGCCGTAAGCGATGAAGCTGTTGACGGAATAATTTCCGGCAATGTTGTCGAGATTGTACGGGACAATTGCCCATTCGATCTGGCCGACCGGGAAGGTCCCAGCCTCCGCTGCGAACTGGGTGACAATGTCGGAACTGGCGTGCAGCGTGTTCCAGCTTGCGGCGCCGTAGGTTCTCCACAGCAGCTCGAACCGGCTGGCCGGGTTGCCGTCATCGCTGGAAAACTGCCAGAGGAAGAGGATCTCCTGGTTGTTCTTCTCAACGGAGTTGATTGGTGCGATGGCTGTCGACGTGATTGGTCCGGCGGCTGTCTTGAAGTAAAGCCAGACACTGTTCGCGGTGCATGGGTATCCGGTGGAGTCCGTGCCCGTTATTCTGTAGCCGATCAGCTCCACGGCAGGGAATGTTTCCGCGGGGACGTCATACGAGGAAGCGCCGAAAACAGGGATGTTAAAATAGTGGCTTTCGCCGTCAGTACCGACTTTCCACTCGATGGTCACGTCCCCCGGCGTCCCGATCACCTTCATGCTTTCCGAGTCGGTTCCATCGCCTGTCATGTTATAGACTTCCCAGAAGAAGGAGATCGGCTTGTGCGGGTTGTAATAGTAGCGATGGGGGGACAGATTGTTTCCGTACAGGGGATGGATCAGGTTGACCGCTGCCACGCAGGTGGCGATCCCGCTGGTCAGCACATTCCCGAGAACGTCGGTTACGGAGACGTAATACTCGTATGGAGTCTCGGGGTCTGTCGCGAAGGTGTTTTTCGGGATGACCAGACGTTTTTCAGAACCCGAGACCGGAATCTGATTCCAGTTTGTTTCGCCCTGTTTTCGCCAGTAGAAGACTGCGGAAGCCTGCTCGAAGGTTTCCGCGTAGCAGTAGTACTGGTCAGCACTGTCGCGGAGAAGCTCCCACTCGACCGTCTGAGGTGCCGTCGCGTTAAACCACCACGGATGGCTTGTGCCGATCGGCTTGGTGATGCTGAGGCTGTCTGAAACAGAGACTGCGTCGTCATAGCTGACGGTGATGTATGGGGTGCTGCTGTCGGTTAATTCCGGTTTTGCAGTGATAACGACCGTTTTGTCCTGGGTTGCGTTCTGGATGATAAATGCCAGATTCCGGAGGAATGTTACGGAAATCCGGGATTGATCCTCGACGGACACCAGATCCGAGAAAATGCTTGTCACGTCGCGGAAGGACTGCGTCATTCCGCCGAAGTAGGGGGCGTGGGACGTGATGATCTGCTTCCGGTTTGCGTAGGTGAGCGTCTCAGGGTCGAAGTCTTCGATGGGATCCGTGCCGACGGATATGGCAGCGTCGGTGTTCTGCTTAATGCTGAGCGTGATGGCAATGCTGTAAATTCTGGCATACTTCAGCCGGTCCGGCAGAGCCTCAAACCCAAAGCAGAGCCCGTTTTTATATGCGACCGTCCCGACAAAGTCGCGAGAAACCTTGTACTCGCCCTCGGCCTCCGTCGGGAAGACGATCGTCGGTTCCAGCTCGCGCACATATCCGCTTTTCGTGATCGGAAGCGTGATGGTCTTAATCGCCATATCATGCCATCCTTTCCATCATCTGCCTGGTCTTGTACCAGGTAATAATCTCGTCGAGCTCGCGGATGCTGTTGACGCTGATGTTGAAGATCGTGTCGCCGCCCAGCTGCCGGCTCTCCTGGCTGCTGTAGATATGGCTGCCCCGGGGAATATCCACCAGCTCCGGACCGGCCTCGCCGACCCAGGTGAGGCCCCCGTGCCAATTTTCCGTACCTCCGGCGTTGTGGCCGTAGAAGCTGGAGTACTGGTCCCAGGTGCCGTTCTGCTGCATGACGGTCCGCTGGTAGTTGTTCGCGTTGCCGCTGCCGTAGCCGAAGCCGAGCGCGTTCTTGGCACCGGAGAAGTCCAGGCTCAGCACGCTCTTGATCAGGTCCGCCGCGTCCGCGATCACGGCCACGAACTGCGCCACCGCGCCGAGGGTGACCAGCAGCACATCCAGCGCGGTGTTGAATCCAGGGATCCCCTGCAGGATCTCGCCGCCGGTCCGCAGGATGCTGATCAGGCTCTCGATGATGCTCGCGAGGTTGGTGATCAGTCCGGATCGCTCCAGCATCTCGCCGGCCTTCCGGACCACGTCGCTGAACAGTTCCATGGCCGACTGTGCTGCCGGTGCGAAGTCCGCGGCCAGTTGTTTCCGGTTCGCCTCGATCGTCAGCTGCAGCTTCTGGTAGGCGTCGTCCACGGCGCCCAGTCGCTGGATCTGGTATTCGTCCAGAATGTACCCGGCCGCCTCCGCTTCTGCGCCGTACTGCTTTAGCGCCTTGCTGCCTGCGTTGATCAGCGGGTTCAGTTCCTGTGCGCTCTTGCCCATGAGCTCCATGGCGATGGCATCGCGCTGCGCGCCTGCGTCCATCTGACCGAGGGCATCCACCACGTCGTAGAAGACTTCCTCCGCGCTCCGGAGGTTGCCGGTCGTCTCATCGACGATGCTGACTCCAAGCGCCGAGAACTTCTCCTGCGCTTCCGTGCTTCCGCCGGCGGCGTCGCCCATGGCCTTTGTGATCTTGGTCATGGATCCGGTGATCGTGTCCGCCGAGACGTCGATGAGGTTCGCGGCGTAGTCCCACGCCTGCAGCATCTCGGTCGGGACTCCGGTGATGGCGCTCTGGGTGATGGTTTCGTCCACCTGCGCCGCCACGTCCAGCGTGAGCTGCCCGAGATCGGAAACGACCTTGACCACCGCGGCGATCGCGGCGGCAGCCGCGGCCATGGCGGCCACGGTTCCGGCGGAGAGACCCTGCATCCCGTTGAGCGCGTCCTTCGCGCCCTTCGGGAGCTTGACGCCGAGCTTGTCGGCGAGCGTGTCCACGGTGTCCCCGAGGCCCAGCATCTCATCGCCCTGGCCCTGCAGGGCCGCGGTGTTTTCTTCGATTGCGTGCTGGAGGTCAAACTCCGCCGCCTGCGCACGGTTGAGCTGGGCGGCGAACTGCTGGGTCCGCGTGTCGCTCTCGCCGTACTGCCGGGCGGCTGCCTGCAGCTGCTGCTGCAGGAGCTTGACCTTGTCCTGCTGCTGCAGCAGCTGCCGTTCCAGGAGCTCGCCCGCCCGGGTCAGGTATTCCGTGCTCTCCGTGTTCCCCTGAAACTCCGCCTTGAGCTTCTGCATCTCCGTGGCGAGGGTCTTGTTCCCCGCGTTGAGTTCGTTCAGGGCTTTTTTGTATTCGGCCTCGCCGTCCAGCTGGACGCGCGCGCCGAGGGTTCTGACACTTCCGGCCATCAGGCGCCTCCTACAAAAAGATCATAAAGACTCGGCTGGTTTTTCTCCGGGACCGGAGCATCATCCAGCTGAATCTTCCGCGGTTCCGGCTTCCGGAAATACGCATTGAAAAGCGCATGGAGCCGGGCCGGGTTCATCGTTTTCCAGAATGTTTTTTCATCCTGGTGACAGTCAAACATCCAGATACTGAGAAACCGGGCGAAGTCGATCCCTTCGGATCGGCCTGCCCGGTCGTTCAGTTTCCCGAGTCGCCGGGACCCTCGGCGGAGTTCTCCGCCGTCTGTTCTGCGGTGTCCGTTTCGGACACCGCCTGCGGGGGGATGATGGCCCGGGTGACCAGGCCGAAGATCTCCTTCACCGGCACCTGGCCCTGGCTGAGCTTCCTGCCCAGGCTCTTCCGGGTGAAGCGTTCCGGCCAGCCCATTTCCTCGGCGTAGTCGTTCATCATCGCCGCGAGAAACTCCATGACGCTGCGGTAGGGCCGCCCGTCGGTCAGCGCGTCCGTGATGGCCCCGCCGTACACTTCCTGCACGTCCGCCAGAGCGTTCATGTTGGCCCGCAGCAGGTAGGTCTTCCCCTCAAACTCAAAGGGGAGTTCTTCCAGTTTCAGGCTCACGGGTTGCCGCCTTCTTCGTCGCCGGTCTGGTCGCCGGTCTGGCTGCCCCCGAAGACCGCGAGGCACCACGCCCTGGCCTCTGCCTCGCTGTCGGCCAGGGCCCAGGCATAGAAGTCCTGGTCGAGTTCATCCGTCGCGAGGAACTGCCCGGTGATTGTCGGGGTCGCGAACTGGATGTTCCGCCCTTTGGTCTGCAGACTCATACCCGGCGGACCGAAGAGGTTCTTCCGGATGAACAAACAGAGATATTTTCTCACGGTGTCGACCATGTCCGGGGCGTAGAACGTGAGCCCGACATAGTTGCCCGCGTCGTTTGCACCGATCTTCTGGCCGATGACGGTCTTGGTGGTCGACGTGGATCCGCCGGCCGGAGTGTATTCAATGGAGTGCGAGTCCTCTCTGACGCCGAGAAGCAGCGTTTTTGCCGCGGCGAGGATGTACTTGACGCCCATGCTGATCGTCCCGCCGACCATGAGCCGCATGTATTCCGCCTTCGCGTCCTCCGCGTAGAGCGAGGCCTCGGCGATCTCCGGCTCGATCTGGACGGTCATGGCGTCGCCGACCTTGACCGGGGCTCCGTAACTCACGACGCCGTTGCTCACGCTATATGGCGCGGCGTGAATGTATTTCAGTCCATACTGAGGCATGTTGTTCCTCCTCTTAATGTCTTAGTTTGTATACTCGTTTTCGATCCAGTCGCCGATGATCTTGCCGGCCGGCTGGACGATGTCATCTTCTCCCTCGGCCAGCGCCGGGCGGATGAACGGACGGGCCGGCTGTCCCCGCTTTCCGTACTCGTTGACAAACGCGATCTCCGCGTTCCGCGTCTTGGTCTTTCCGCGGGTGCGGGTGCCGGTGAAGCTGATCATCTTGTATCCGCCGGTGTCGGTGATCTTGGGCTTGCGTTTGGTGCTGACCTTGTCCAGGATGTGTTCGCCGCTCTCCGGATCCCGGATGCCGAGGCTCTCGCCCTTGGCCCGGATCTTGTCCGCCGCGACCTCAGCCATGGCGTCCAGGGCCTCGGCCGTGATGTCCTCCGGGATGTCGGCGATCCGCCGGAAGGCGTCGTTCAGTTCATCCAGCCCGTAGAGCTCAAGCGTAGCCATAGTACGCGCCCCCGTCCGTCCACTCGCACTCCAGAACCCAGTGCTGTCCGTCGCTGTCCGTGGCGTCCGTCGGGATGGGCCAGGTGAAGCCCTGATCGAAGAGGGCCCGTGTGGCCGCCAGAATGGCCCACCTGGGGTCTTTCCCGTGCGGAAGGTAAAAGTGCACCTGCACGAGGTAACGCGCGGCGTGTGGTGCGCCTTCCGCCCACACTTCGCCCACCACGTTGTAGTTCCAGACGATGTACTCGGTCAGGGGGCCTTTGTACACATGCGGGAACACCGCGCCGGGGAAGAGGGGCGTGAGCGCCGCCTGGATCGCTTCGGCCACGCAGGCCTCCTGCAGCGTCGTCTCGCTCATCGGATCACCTCCGTGAGGATCAGCGTGAGAGAATCGAAGGTCTGGGGGAAGCTACGGAGGATCCGGTACCGCCGCCCGTTGAACTCCGCGAGGCGGTAGCCGGAGTATCCGGCCGGCCAGAAGTCCAGGTAGTCCACCGTGCTGACCTCCGCCTGCGCGCTGGCCTGCACGCCCGCCTTCATCGACTGGTAAAACTCCGACTGACTCACGCCGTCCTCCCAGTCGCAGAGCAGCGGGGGAGTGCTGCGGTGCTCGATCGTACCCTCGAAGCCGGACGCCGCCTGCGTGTTCTCGGTCCAGATCAGCGTGATCTCATCGCTCCAGGGCGTGTGCAGCGTGGAGTTCGGGCTCATGTCGCGCTCGCCTCCGTCCTGGCTTTCTGGCCGAACAGGCGGTTATTCCGGGCGACGGTGAGCATCCGCGGCATCGGCGCGCCGTCGATGCGGCTGCGCCAGAGCCAGCCGGCGTACATGATCACCAGATCCCGGTCGGCCTGTGTGTCCTCCAGCGTGATGCCCTCCGCCGTGAGGCGTTCCTGCGCTTCCTGGAGGCGGTCGCGAAGGCGTCCGTCATAGGCCTCGGCCCGGATGCCCAGATCGATCTTCAGACCGCTGAGCAGCTGCTGCATGTCCATGTCGTCGCCTCCCGTTTAATGTTCTGCGGCTTCGATGGCCGCGGCGATCTCAGCCTTGGTGTTCCGGCTGCTGACGCCCTCGATGCCGAGCTCCGACGCGGTGGCCAGCAGCTGCGCCTTGGTCATCCCGGTGAGGTCCGGGACGCTCTCGGCGTTCTGGCTGCCGGCGTCCGTGTCATCCTGCCCGGCGTCCTCCGGCTCCGCTGCGGCGGTCGTGACGGCCGCCGCATTCATGGCCCGGAGAGGGGAGGGCGAGCTGAGCTTACCAGCCGCCGGGCTTATTCCCCCGCGTTCGCGGTGTCCTGGGGGAAGGTGACGCCGGTGGCCGCCGGGGCGGTGCCGCCGATGCCGAAGGCCGCGAAGGCTTCCGCGATGATCGGGGCGCCGTCATAGCGGGCCGTGCCCTTCACGACGGTCTCATCCTGCAGGAAGCGGACGTGCTCGCTGGT